ATTGAAACAGGTTTTGGTTGACGCTCTTAATGAAGATGAATCACCAGTACCAGTTGAGGTTGCCGGAGAACTGACGGTTAATCTTAATAAACCTAAATATGTGGCACCGTTAAATTCTGATTCGGTTTCTGTTGGTTATCAAGCCACGTTACGCACTATTGATCCACACGCAGAACTAAAAAACTTACTTGGAAAAGCAATTGGAGTTGATGCCGAAGATTTTGATGATGAACTTATGCACATATTTATTTGGATTGGTAAAGGTATTGCTTGGTCGCCAGATTTGCATTTGAAAGCAAAAATACTAGCTGACCAAGCTGAAGCAATTATTGATGCTGATAAGTCAGGTGTTAGTGCCAGAGCATAACGAAACCGATCCACTTGCCCGTGCCAAAACAGAAAAAACACTGCACAGGGATTGTGCCAACACCTGAATACCGCGCACGTCAAAAACAAGTGTGTACCGGTAAACTGGATGATATCAGAGTGACTTGTGATATGTGCGGTAAACAACAGGACAAGTATGACAAATGCACTGAAAAGTTAGGCAGTCACCCGACTATAAAACGTAACTGCATCCGATGGGTGCCACTTTGGAGTTAAACAAATGACATTGAAATTATTCTTCGATACTGAAACAACTGGTTTACCTGATTGGAAAACTCCGTCTGGTGGTGACAAACAACCGCACATGGTCCAGCTTGCGGCCTTGCTGGTTGATGTTGATACACGTCAAATAATTGAAAGCATGGATGTAATTATAAAGCCTGATGGATGGGTAATACCTCAAGACGTGATCGACATTCACGGTATTACTAATGAACGTGCCATAGAAGTTGGTATTCCGGAAGAAGAAGCATTGAATCAGTTTCTGGCTTTATGGAACTTCAGATCGCGTGTCGCACATAACACCACGTTTGACAATAGGATTATTCGGATTGCCACCAAGCGGTATTCAGATGAAAGCATAATCACGGCATGGAAAGAAGGTGAGTACGAATGCACAGGCCTGCTTTCAAAGCCAATCATGAAAATGGGCAAAAAAGGCAAGTATGGCTACAAGATGCCAAAACTAATTGAAGCATATGAATTTTTCACCGGGCTGAAACTCGATAATGCTCATAATGCCATGGATGATACTCGGGCGTGTATGAGTGTTTATTTTGGGATTCAGGATCAGAAATGATTGATAAAAACAATTTGTTAAAAAGGTTTTTGCCAAAAATTGAAATAGTAACTGAATCTGGTTGTTGGATTTGGATGGCTGCTACTGATGATAAAGGTTATGGAATTATGTCAAAAGGATTTAAGAAAGCGCCATATAAATCACACAGGGTTAGCTTTTTGATATTTAAAGGCGAAATACCAAAAGGAATGAATGTGTGTCATAAGTGCGATATACCTTCATGTGTGAACCCTGATCATTTGTTTTTAGGATCACAAAAAGAAAATATGATGGACGCTTCAAAAAAGAACCGTATTAACAAAAAATCGTATATGAACCTAAGACCAGGAAAAGTTGGATATCGTGGTGCTGGCCCTCACTCAAACAAGGAATTAAACAATGCGCGGAATTAATAAAGTCATTTTAGTTGGTCGATTAGGGCGTAATGTTGAATTGCGTTACATGCCCAATGGTGGAGCGGTTGCCAATCTCGCTATTGCCACTTCCGAAAGCTGGAAGGATAAGAACACAGGTGAACAACAGGAAAAAACAGAATGGCATCGTGTAATCCTGTTCCGGCGCCTGGCTGAAATCGCTGGTGAATACCTGAAAAAAGGCTCAAAGGTTTACATTGAAGGAAAACTTCAAACCCGGAAATGGCAGGACAACCAGGGACAGGACCGCTATACAACAGAAATTGTTGGTGGTGAACTTCAAATGCTCGACAGCCGGACTGGGGTACCGGCACAGAACAACAATCAATCACAGGCAAGTCAGCCAGTTAATCAGTCACACAGTGAACCAGATATGATGCCGGCCGGTGATTTCGATGATGATATTCCCTTCTAGGAGGTGATTAATATGGTTGCATTAGTTGATTTGGTTTTAGATAACGGGGAACTGATCCGTATTGAATGCCCTGAACAGTTTGAAGATAAACTTCATGATGTGCTGGACAATTGCAGAAAAAGAAATGATTGGTGGTCACCATCAATGTTTGATGGCTGCAGTGCTGAGTATATGGGTATGGGCCTTGTCCGGGTAAATATGGGAAAAGTGATTGGTGAATTATGAAAATTGAAAAATCATCTATCACAAAAATATTAATTACAGATATTGATCGTTTAGATCCGGTCAGCGTGTACGCCGAAGATTTAGGCCCACATCAGGGAAAAATTACTATCACGTGTTATGGAAAGGCATGGACAGCTTATTGGAGCGGTATGGGCGATCTTACTATAAGTGAATTCTTTGTTTCATGTGATGAACATTATATTGCCAACAAACTCAGCGATATTAATAGTGAATCATTTGATATCGATGCCATACGAAAAGACGCTGAAGAAAAAGGCGTTGAATGCTGGCGTGATGATCCATGGAATGATTATGAATTCATGAAAGATATGTATGGGCCAGACATGGTTGATTGGTCTGATAAATTACCGAAAAAAACAAACCATGAATATGAATATCTGTGCCGGATAATTAAGGCGGTTCAATATGCTTTTCGTGTAAAACAGGCTGCTTGATATGTCTGAAGTATTCACCCACTGCCAATACTGCGGAAAGGAATTCACCGAAGAAGAATTGAAGCGGAAGAAAAAATTCTGTAACCCAAAAGAAAAAGCGGCGTATCACCGTGAGCGACCATTTAAAGATGCCCTTCAGGTGACCGTGGTGGAATCAAAAACAGGCAAAGGTGGCGTGTATACCACCATCAGAACCGATATCAAAGATCGTGAACTTCATGCAAAAGCCATGATCCCGGGAAAACGTATGTACCTGGTCCCTATGATAGAAGATTTAATTGAGGGGTAACACAATGGAAACAATATTGAACGCTGAATTATTTACTGAAGATGGATTCATAAAAGAATTCAAACACTGGACCACTGATGTTGCCATTGAAATGGCAAAGGAAGATGATCTTTTATTGAATGATGATCATTGGATAATCATAAATTTCCTTCGTGATTATTATGAAGAATATGCAATTGCACCGGCTATCCGGGTATTAACTAAATTCACCGGCAAAATACTTTGTCGGGAAAAAGGAAATACCGAATACCTGTTCAAGTTGTTTCCATACGGGCCAGCCAAACAGGCCTGCCGTTACGCCGGTCTTCCTTCAACACTTGGCTGTATATGACAATAAAAATTGTTCAGCGTGATACTTGTCCAGTTTATTGGTATATCGGGAGCCAGTGCAGATACCAGAATGAAATACTTGAACTGGTTGAAATTGATGGTGATGAATATATTTGGATGGACGTTGAAGTAATTGATCCAGCGAGAGTGATAAACGAATGACAGTACACGATTTAAAAATATGGCCAGAACAATATCAAAAGGTAGTTAATGGCCACCTAAGTTTTCAGTACCGAGAAAATGATCGCAATTACCAAATGGGTGACGTACTTATCTTGAACGAATGGAATCCAAAGAAAAATGAATTCACCGGCCGCAAGATGTGTGCCAGAGTGAAATACGTTTTTGACGAAATGAATCACGGTGACGTGCCGGTGATTATTATGCCGGGTTACTGCGTTATGTCCATCGATCCGATCTACAACCACAATTATTTACAGAAGGTGTCCCATGAACAAAAAGGTTAAAAGCAAGTTAAACCAAAACAAAGGAAAACCAGTTTCACCTGGGATTATTGAGTTAGCCAAGCACATGGCCAGGGTAGCGGTGCAAAATAATTTTAATTTGAAAGATGCACCCGGGCGATAGGTTTACCATCGTTATTCATGTGCTGGCCCTGTGTATCGGAATCGGCATAATTTTATTAGCGTCATACTGTGGTGGATCATGAATTATAAACAAGCAGTTACTATGTGGCTAAGTCGGTTACCACCAAACAAAAAGACCGCCATGTTTACCGGTGGCAGAATGTTGACCGGCATTGCTAACGCCAGCCTTTCAAAAGCGTCTTGCATATTGCGGAAGTTGAGAAGGATTAATTCACTGTGACAGACCTAACATTAAGGGTAAAACGTAAATGGTTTGACCAGATAAAGGCTGGCACCAAAAAAGAAGAATACCGACTAGATAAAGAACATTGGCAAAAAAATAATCATTGGCAAGGAGTTTGATCGCGTAGTGATTATCTGGGGCTTCCCAAAGAAAACTGAACAGCAATGGTATTTATATTTTCCTTGGAACGGATATGAAATGAAAACGATTATCAGCGAAGAATGGAATAATATTCCGAAGCGATGTTTTGCAATTAAATTGTATGAGTGATGGATAGAGGTCTAACCAGCATTAAAGAGGATGGATAAATGAGTGAATTGTTTTATTTGCAGGACAAACGCCAGTATGTAGGCAATGATATCTTGTGGTGGGCAAAAGACGGTAAAGGGTATACCACTGATATTTCAAAAGCACACATCTTCACCAAAGAAGAAGCTGTTGAATATCACCAGCATCGGGAAACAGATGTGCCGTGGCCAAAAGATTATATTGATCAGCGAGTTCGCCCCGCCGTTGATGTGCAATACGTTGATATTGATATTGCATTACAAAGCGCTGGGATTAAGTTGATTATAGATTAGATATACTTCTTTTGGCTCTTCTAGTTATTGTAATTTGGGGCTAATATGACAAACAAACCTGAAGAACTTGCAAAAGGCGAACGGATGCCACAAACACCTGAACAATTCGCTTTAATGGCTGACAAGTATGAAAAAGCGTTACTCAGAGAGAAGGAAGAAAATAGCCGATTAAGAGCCAAGCTAAACGAGTTAAATCAGAAATACTCAAAAGCCAAACGGGAACAGCAAGCCAAACATATCGAAATAATCAGAGAGCAGCTTACCGATAGACCTTGCTTAGCTGATGATTTGATTCTGGCTATTAATGAACACTATAAGGGGTAGGTATGTATAACGAAATGGCAAATTCTCACCCGTCATTAGCAAGAGGTATGGTCTGGTGTACTGTCTGCAAGCGTTCTCAAAAAGTTAATTCCAGCCAAGCATTCCAAACAGGCTGGCCCAAGTGCTGCGGCTACACCATGACAATAGATAGTCCGGAAGAACGGGAAGCGATGAAAGCAAAGTGTGAGGGGAAATAGGCATAAGTAACGGGCAAACTGTAATGGAAAGCCGGTGCGAGTTTTCGCAAAGCATGACTCACGACTACAAGCCGGTGAGTCTAAAGCTGCCCTGTCACGGGCTGATTAATTCCCAGGCCCTATGGCAACAAGCACAACCTATTGAGCAATGTACCCATTGTGGGCATACGAGATTTAAGGGCAGAATGTGAGGGCTGATTGTGAGTAAATACATAATAATCATAATTTTATCGGTTCTGTCATGGCCTACCCTGGCCGCTGAACTGAATATTTACGCTGGTATGGGTACCCCATTCGGGGCAAATGATGATAAATTCCGTGATCACGATGTTGGGTACCTGGCCTTTGAAATTAAACAAAGCCACAAATGGGCCGGGGTATTCTACAAAGCCGAACACCGATCCATGCTGTCCGATGGTGGCGACAAGGGATCTAATCTGTTTATTTTCGGCGGTTTCATAACATTCGATTTATAAAATGATACTACGCGCAGCCACATATACCCGGTATTCAACCGACAACCAGGATCTAACGTCCATCACCGATCAGGATCGCGTAAACAATAAGCGTGTTGCCAGTGAAAAATTCCGCTTAGTTAAAAAATACAGTGATCCGGCCATGTCCGGCCAGTATTCAGATCGCCCTGATTATCGTCAAATGATTAACGATGCTGAAAAGCGCCTGTTTGATATTATCGTGGTCGATGAAATATCCCGGTTATGGCGCGATATGGGCGAACAGTACCAAGCCGTTGAAACTTTAAAGTACCTGGGGATCCATATTGTTGGTGTGAATGATGGTATCGATACTCGGCGTGAAGGATATGAATTATTACTGGCGGTCAAAGGCGCACAGAATGAAGACTTCATTCGGTTCGTGTCCAAAAAAACACATAACAGTATGGCTGGTCTGGTTGAAAAAGGCCTGCACGCCGGGGGAAAGATTTACGGGTATCGATCTGTGTACGCTGAAACAGTCGGCAAGAACGGCAAGCCCGAATTCAAACCGGCTGGACTCGAGATTGATCCAGAACAGGCCAAGTGGGTAATCTTCATTTTTGAAAAGTTTGCTTCTGGATATTCGATCATTGCCATTGCGAAAGAATTGAACGCCCTGGGCATACCTTCACCACGAAACCGAACCTGGCGGCAATCCTCGATATACGGCCACCAGCAAAAAGGCACAGGGATCCTGAATAATAAAATCTATAACGGGATTTATGTTTGGAATAAAAGCCAGTGGATCAAAGTCCCGCAGTCAGTCAAAAACAAGACCGGCCGCACGGGCCGCAAGGAAAGACGGGAACGGCCTGAATCAGAATGGATCACCGCTGAATTGCCTGAACTGCAGATCATTGATAAGCCACTATGGGATCGCGCCAAAGCCCGTCAAAAGCAGGTCCACGAAAACAGCCAGCATATCCGGGATGCACTACACAAAAACGCCAGGACCGGCCGGGGTCCCAAATTCCTGTTTTCTTCCCTGCTCAAGTGTAAAGACTGCGGGGCAAATTACATCATGATCAGCCATTACAAATACGGCTGTTCTTCTCGCGCCGGGGGTGGCCCGGATGCGTGCGAGAATGAAATGCGGGTATCTCGTAAAATTGTCGAAGAACGGTTGCTGGCCGTGATCCGGGATGAACTGTTACACCCGGATGCGCTTGACGCCTTTCGTAAAGAAGCGATCCGGGTTATGAAAGAAGCCCGTGCCGGTGCAGGGCTGGAACTGAACCGACTAAAATCAGAGGCAACCAAACTGGATAAGGAGATCCGGAACTTGGTTGACGCGGTACGTCAGGGCCATTCAAGCGCCCTACTCGATGCCCTGGCAGATGCCGAAGGCCGGAAAGCCGATATTATTACCAAGCTCGAAGGCCTTACCCATAGCCAAACTAAACTACAGGCTATTTTGCCCAATGCTGGTGAATTGTTTCTGACCTTTGTTGAACAGCTTGATATCGCCCTGAGTACGGATATAACGGCCGCACGGGAGCGGATCAAAGCAATTACCGGGGATTCTATCGTATTGAGGCAGGACGCCGAACAGGGGTGCTTAGTAGCTGAAATTAAAGCTGAATATGCCCCCATGATAGCTAGGCTATCAGGGGGTTCAGTAAATATGGTAGCGGGGGTGGGATTCGGTACTTATTTAACCGAAGTGCCATTAATTCCGTGAGCCGAACTATACCCACCAAAACAAGCGGTTACAAGCGCAAATAATCACAAATATTCCTTGCATTGGTCGCACGGTGCGACTATAATTATTACAAGTTGAGTGATTCAACTGAACCGCGCCTCGGGTTATCAGGGGCTGGAGAAACAAGAATGACTAAATCAATCAAGAAAGTTCGTAACACCAAATCAGACGCCATTTCAGCACTTCAAACCCTTCGCCAGTTTATCGGCCAATCTCAATTATCCGCTATCTGTGAAGGTTGCCAGGGTGAAGAAAAACAATATTTCTTTGATAAGGCAGTAGAAATGGCCGACTTGGTGAGCAATATGCCGGAAACTTACGAACAGGACGGGAAAGGCAAACAGGCTGTTGTGTTCCTGCATTACTTCCGCGGCAATATGGATTGGTACATAACTGAAAAAGATTGTGATCCAGAAGGTGAAGGCCAAATCCAAGCCTTCGGAATGGCGGATCTCGGATATGGTGGTGAACTTGGGTACATTTCCATTCAGGAATTAATTCTGAATAATATTGAACTGGATATGCACTTCACACCAAAAACACTGGCCGAGATTAAAGCCAGCAAATAACCGCAACACCCCAGCCGCAAGGCTGGGGAACCTTTAATAATTACGCGCCTCGGTACAGGGGCAAGGAAGATGAAAATGAAAACTTTTACAAATGGTCAAAAACTCACAGCCCGGTCAATCTGCAATCATGACTGTATTTTTGAAGCCACCGTGATCAAGCGTACTGCCAAAACAGTTACTATTAACGAAGACGGGACTGAAAAGCGTTGTAAAATACACACCAATAATCAAGGTGAATTCATTTACCCGGATGGCCGGTATTCAATGGCTACCATTTTCAGAGCATAAGGCGGATATCATGAATACGCTAGATACCGAAATGCAGAAATTATCAGAACAATTTGGTGTGAATGTCCACGATCTGAAATGTTTGGCAAACTCAATAATTAATAGCCTTCAACAAGATAATTCAGTTCAAACCTATCTGAAAATGGACGCCGATGATCAAACGGATATGATCCAGGCTTATGCTGTGCACGCTTTCAAGAAGATGGATCAATTTCATGCTATTTACACCACCAGACCTGAAGCAAGGAATGAGTTGAAAAAGGCTGTTCTTGCTTTGTTATAATTTAATCAAAATATATGCGCCTCGATACCAGGGGCAAGGGGTACACAAAATGAAACTTACACACGGAACAATCGAAGGCGCTGAATCTGCAAAGCGTGTTGCAAATAACTTAATCCAATCCAGTATGTATTTTGAAATGGAACCGCGTCCTGATGATTTTTATCAGTTCTCAGTGAAAATAGAAAATACTGAATACCTAGGTGTTTTAATTGGGAAAATCGAACAAGGAAACTAAATATGGCAAACCACCCCAACAGGGGCTGGCGCGGAAAGTGGACGGTTGATCCGTCCACTCAATGCGTACAGCACAAATCAGGCTTGATCGTTCGACTGGATAATCTGACAGACGATCCGCAAACTTCTGACGGTACCGCGCTTGTGGTGCCTGAAGAACTGCAGCCGATCACCAAAAAGAACCTTGCACGGCTGACGCGGTTAATGCGTGAAGCGTGTGATATTTATTTTGAGAGGATGGAAAAATGAAGCGAATATTCAGTAAAGGTGACGATATTTCAGAAGAAGAAAACATTGATGGTGGTCCGACTTTTGGAATAAATATGGAATACACGGATAAAAAAGGAAATATTGAAGTGCATGGAAACGCTATCGAAGTCTATACAACTGAAAAAGATCGTGACCTGATAATAAAAGCATTAAATTCCGAAGAAAGGTTGAATAAATGACACCTGAACAATTCAAACTAGCCCGGGAAACACTCTGCCCGGCCGACACGGTAACATCTTCCCGGGTACTGTTCGCTGATAAAATATGCCTGAGCAAGTCTCAAGTGATCCGAATTGAGACCGGCCAGGGTAACCAGACTATTCAACCGCACACAGAAAAGATTATTGAATTATTATTGGCGATTCACAATACTGATATCGGTAAACAATTTGGAGTGTAAAAAATGAAACTGCCGATCAAGGTCATTGTATTGATTCTATTTGCGCCGGTTCTGGCCACCGCGGCCACCGAAGATGATTACAACCGGGCATGGTGCGCCAAGCAGAATGGATCACTAATCCCGAAAGTGAACTATGAAGTACCGATACGGGCCGGCCGGATCGATTGCCTGACCAAAACGCACGCTATTGAAATGGATTATGCTAAGAATTTCAAATACTGTTATGGCCAGGCGACATGGTACGAACAGGAAACCGGGAAAATGGGTGCATGTGCCTTTATTGTGACTGATGTAAACCGGGATATGAAGTATATTGAATATTTCAAGGAAATGCTTCACCGGGACAAAAAGTACATGGAAATTTACATTATTACACCAGCCGTGTTTCAGTGAAATTTCATAATATTTCAATCACTTAGTAAATAGTTTTCACTACTTTATATTACAGGTATCGGGATTTTGTCCGATAACCTTATTAAATTGAGGTGGTGAGTATGCCGTCAGAAAACGACATTCAAAACAATGTGAACGTGAATATATATGGAAAGGATTCATACTCAGTTCACCATCATCATTATTCAGTTAGCCACCTTCACCAGTCGGTTATTACCGGTAATCTGAGTGAAGTAAAATCGCTGTTCAATACGGATAATGTCGATACCGTTGATCAGTACCTGGCCACGCCGTTATTTTATGCTGTGCTGTGTCTGAAGGTTGAGATTATCCAGCACCTGTTAAGCTTGGGCGCCGATACAAAAAGGGTTTCAGGTTTTGGAATGTCGGTTGAACAACTAGCCAGCAAGATAGGGATCAGCCTAGTTTTCCCCGAACTTTGACAGTCAGCTTGCAGTCACTATACATTCTTGTTGCGTCAGGATTTACAACTTCAAATTCTAGATCCATTGATGGTGGGTATAATTCATTTGCCGCCCATTTATAACTGGCAATACCGGTCAATGGATCACTGACGGTCATTTGTTTTGATTGTAAAACACCGTCTTTATCCAGCCAGCGAAGGTTTACTGTTTTTCCTGTTAGGTCAACGGCCGCGCCATTTTCATCAATAAACGGATTTTCCAATGGTCTGGAGGTATCGCCTTCAACAAAATCATAATCACACGTCATAGTTATTCACCAAGTCAATGAATTATAAATGTATGTTTTTTCTTGCTGGATAGCAAAATTGATTTTCTGATCACAGTTTTCAATGTTACTGGTTTGACAGCCTTGCTACTTAAAACAACCTGCTTCACGACCACATCAACATGTGAATTATCAAACAGTACCAGATCAGCCACATACCCCACCGAATCAGTTTCTGTGTGCCTTGCTTCCTGAACAATACCCAGCACGATTTCTGATGCAACCGATGAAAGATCAAGTTTATCCGTAACACCTAAACCGATGAAGCCTTGTTGAAGGGTGCCGGCCAGGGAACCGATATCAACAACACCACGAACAGCAATGCCAGTGAAGCCGCCTGTATTATCTAGTACGGCTGAATATGATTGAATGTCAGATTTTGAATTTACAGCCGATAAATTTAAACCAATTAGAATGTTTCCTGAATTACTTTCAATATCGTTGATTGATTTTATTGCTGAGAAATTTAAACCGGATACCAGGCTGGCAATACGCGAATCTGTATTATTTACTGTTTTTACTGCGTTTGAATTAAAACCTGAAACCAGTCCACCTTGTTTACTGGTAATCGATGACACTGATTTAACCGCTGTACCGCTGAAGGGTGTGCCGCTCGCGGTATATGTTACATAGACAGACATGCGAAAATTAGCTGCCCCCGACCCCGTATAGGGATCAGGTAAAGTCGGCCATGTTCCTATACCGCCCGGCGAGTTATAACCAGTTACCGCGTCATAATATCGGACGGTGGCGGCATCCTCCTGCATGAATCCAACGTGCAATAGCTGTGATGCAGTCGCGCTATAAGATAGCGAAGCGGTAAGCCATCCCGGAGTTGCAGCGGCGTCGTAAGTTGCGGCGCTGTTAGCGACTAGATTATTAGGTGCACCTGCACTGTCATCATATAAAGCTAATATCACCTCTCTCGCTGCTGTATTAGCGTTGTTTGTATACATTGAGGCGGATGTGATATCACCAGCTTCGGGAAAAGCATCTAACGAGCAAACTCGAAATGAGCCATTAGAGGCATTATTCGAAGACCCACCAATAGAAGTATATCCAAAATCAGGGTCGAGAACACAAAATGGCGTTGTATTAATAAAACTTTGTATCGCTGTGAAATTAGTACTGAGTCGCCACGTATAGGCACTGATTTGGATTAGTACGCAGGGTACTTTAACTCTGTTATTTGGATTGCCACGTTCGTATAGATACAGCGCATAAAGATGACCAACCTTGCCATTTTCGTAATTGATTCCACCGATCTCATGGTGTGCTTTATTACTGTAAATAGCCCAGCTATTGATCACGTGGTCAGGACGAAACGACCCATCTGCTAATTCTTCTGCCGATAACTCGCCCTGAAAGTACGGCCACGAATCAGGACTGAATGTTATTTCAAATTCTTCGTCAACCTCAGGCCTGCCGTTATAATCAATTTCTAATCGAGTGCCATACGGGCCTTCTGAGATAATTCTTGTTTTTTTTGGCCCAGTCTCAATGACTCTGCCATCTGTTAATATTATGCCATTACTGGCTGTATCCAGCAATTCACAGCGCATAGACGACGCATAAACATTTTCTCCAGAATCTGTGAACCTGTTTAAGGTTAATACAGGTAGAAAATTTGAAGTGTTTTCCCCGACTTCAAGCAAGGCGTTGTTATACTTGCCGATAAATCGAGCATTTGAGTTGGGCTGTATGATCACCAGTTTTTAACCTTGCAATCTTTCGTTAAAAATATCATTTCCAAGTTCAAACGATTCACACTACCCTCAATGCGTTCCACTTGTTTCACGAACACATTATCAAGTAGTTCACCGTTGACTGTTTCCAGTTGTAGCCCACCAATTGCATCACGAACCAGTTTCACTTTTACTCGCTTTCTGGATTCAGGATCTTTAAACATTAACCAACAGCAAACCAGCCGCCAGACGCTGGTATATTCACCCCAAAGTTTGATAGTGATGAAGCCACTTCAGTATTGCTATTCAATTTTGTCCATCGGCCAGAACGGCCTGAAAGCGGATAACTTGAAGTATCACCAATCTGGAAGGTGTTTGCAGCAACACCGGCAACTGTGTGAATTGTTCGGTTCACATCCACCATATCTGAACCAAGAATGGAAACAATGTCAGAGTTTGCCAGGCCGTGTGCCGCTGAAGTCACTACACCAGGATTGGCCACGGTAATATCTGTGATATCGCCACCATTTTCATTCAGGTCTGTCCAACCCACAATCAGATCGCCTGCCGCTGGTGCCGCTGCATTACCTTCGAGAATATAAAGATACTTAGCCGCCAGGGTCACTGTGGTACCAAAAGAGATATCATCACAATCAAAGGCGCGGCGTTTACCGTCTGTAATAATAGTATTGCCTGTCAGTTGCTGTCTGACATATCCGGTCTGCGCGCTGATTTCAAGCGTTTCATAACCGGTACCGCCACTGGTGTATGCAGTATAAGCGGTTCCATCCACATCCGTATTGGTATAGCTGTTTGCGCCATTGACCGTGACTGATTGCAATGAATAGGTGTTAGCTGTTAAGACAGTCACATGGTAAGTATTGCCGTTCAGTTCAGTCATACCGACAACACCAGAAATAGCAACATGATCGCCAGTTGTAAGCCCATGACCAACACTGGTAATCACTACTGGATTTGCCTGTGTGGCACCCGTAATGGAATGACTTGATATCTGAGCCAGATCAGAATAGGTGCCATTGGCTGCAGCCGGCTGATGACCACCATATAGCAAAATGGCATACAGGTTTGATGCAAGATTGAGATCAAGATCACCGGTCATAAGGTTTTGAATAGCGGTATCCTGAAGGAAAAATTTACTTAATGGCATTGTATTAACCTCTTATTTTCGTAAAACATCAAACCGATCATTTGCGTGATCAACTTCTTTCCATTGTTCGATTAATGCTGTTTCATAGTCCGCCCATGTTGTACCAGGACCGAACGGTTCACCGTGTTTATTTCTCGGCGGAACCTTTTTAATCGGCTTTGTCAGTTCCGGATCGCGTGGTACCGGAATATAGGTTGTACAGCCGGTCGATACGCTCACCAGGCACAGGAGAACGAACGCAGCCAGAAGAATCCGATACAGATTGGATATAACCTTTTGATTGTTCATAGTGTTTTTCCCTCTTGATCTGCTTCTTATTGATTTCGATCAATGCTGTTTTATCGTTTGCTTTCTGTGTGATCGCCGCTTTTTCTGCTCCTGTCTTGAATCGGTGGTATCCGTCATATTCAGCAAAGGCCGCAACCAGAATAACAATGAGCACAAAAACGATTTTTTCTTTCAAAACTGGGTACCGTCATGAAGTGGGCCGGTTGTCGATTTTCTCAAAATCTTATTTCCTGTGGTGGTTGAAACCAGCAAGACAAATGAAATGATCGCAAAGGTTTCTGCAGTCATTAAATCTTTGATTAAATACAAACCGGCATTCACCGCAATCAGGAATTCAATCACCCAATTAAATATCATTGTCCGGCTTGTTTTGCCTGTACTGCCTTTAATCTTCATAGACTTCAACCTCTTGAATCAGTTGCAGCATTTTATCCATATCAAAACTTGGTCCCGGATCTTTTTTCCGGCCAGGTGCAATATCAGAATGGCGCGTAATCCAGTCAGGGTCAATATTATATTTATCCATGAGTTGATAACACAGCCAGGCAAGTGACTCGTATTGTGCATATTCAAAAGGCTTGTTATGCGATCCAATTAATTCGATTCCGAACATAAATTCATTACAATTAGCCATGCCGTTGAAGGATGAAGGGCCGGCGTGCCAGGCCTGATATTCATCTGGAACCAATCTCAATATTTCACCGTCACGGCCGATCATATAGTGAGTTGATGCACCAGCACGTTTGCCGTGATAGATATTGTATTGTCGATCTTTAATATTGAAATTCAGATCATGAAACAGATTCCAGCACAGATCGGTATCGTATGGATTATCAGGTTTGACGTAGATACAGGAAAAATAATGCAAAACGATCCCAAGTGGTTTTATCAGCCTGGGTTCATAATTGGTGCGGGCCGATGAATAACATTGAATAGGTAACAGTCTATCAATTATCTTCATCAGTATTCACCCTGTTTCGTTTTTTGAATCGCATTTCTTCAATGCGGTAAAATGTCCAAACGGCTGACAGAATCAACCCGACACCAACAAGCAAAGGGTTTATAATTTTATCGAACATTTCCGCTGTCAACCCAATGTAATAGGTCAACATGCTTGTAAGATACCCAAGAGCTGATAAATCAAAAAAATGCTTGACCGTTTCTGGTGCGTGTTTTGTTTGTTCGATTGTGTGTCGAATTATACCCATATTATAAAGCCGATATTTTTAGCAAGATTATCCTGCTGGTTTCAAGGATTGATATATATTCAGAAATGATAGACATTAATCACCATTATGCTCAATTGCTTTTGTATTGTTAGCTTGAATAACAGCATTTCTGAACGACTCAATAGATGCACCTGTTTGTTTTTGCATTTGAGAATTTTCTATCAACAATAAATGTAGAAACGAATCTGAACATCCGAATTTATTTATTATTTCACCAGTTTGCGGGTTTGTTCCTTGAACATTTATCCATGCAGGGCAATTCATAAATAGGTCTCTACATTTTTTTTCATGACCCGTATATCGACAAGTAGTATCAGAATCTGGTTTTTGCATTAGTCTTTACTCGCGATAATTATATCAACATATTGAACACGAATATCAATATTATGACTGTGAGCGCTGCCGCCACCTTGAGATGGAACATAAGCTGAAGTTGTTGGCGAGCCATCACCTGCACCAACAGCGCCAACAGTAGCTCCACCAGTGCCAACTATATATGACCCTGGGTGGTTGTGGCTTGGCATTTCAGCAACAGTTAAAGCATGATCGTCAGTAGCTGTTTTAGAAAAAACTGAACTAAAAGCCGATAATCCACCACTAGAAACAGAGCCAGACACAACCCTTAATGCTTTATCGTTATGGGTGGTTTGTTTGGTCCACCCAATAGGCGCAGAACTTTGTTGGAACAACATTAATGTTCCTGGTGGAAAATCAGCATATTTTCCATTTTTATATCTTCCACCAGAAGCGCCCGTTGATTCAGCATCAACCCCACTCCCTAAACTGAATACAGTATGATCAATATCAGGTACTAATATCTTACTTCCTACACCTGAAACAATAATATCACCAGCACCAGCATTTATTACCCTGATTTTTGAATAGCTTCTTAAACCAGACAATGTGATTGTGAATGTTGATACATCAATAATGGCTTCAGAACTTTCAGCAATCAGGGAAATATCGTTATTAGAAAGTGCGAGATTTGCGGTCAGGGTATGTGTGCCAACCAGAAACAGAACCTTTGTGCCAGCGGTTACCAGGGTATCATCAAGATCATTAATCGTGTGTGTGGCTTCATGGTTTGTGACTTGTGTGGAACTGCCAACCACGATATCAAAATAATTACCCTGAAGGCCAAGCAACCATTTTGAAATACGATTAAACAACCAGTTTACAAACTGAAATGCTGGCCTTTCCTTGTATATCAATCCTGTCGCTTTTTTTGTTGAGCCAGGATCGCTGATAGCAAGTGCATCATCACTTGGAACCCATTTTGGTAAGTCTGGTTTAGCCATTGAATAACCTCGTTACGGGTGAATTTGTTGTTTTAACGTATGGGCCAGGGTAGCTGCCTTTTACTAATTGTGCGCCCCATATAACAGCGGATCCGGTGGCCGTTGATGAATAAGCCCATGATGTGCTTGCACCAGAAGCGGGATGAAACCATAATGATATTTGCGTGTTAGCTGCATCCTGTGATTTTGCACTTAAAGCTATACGCCAATAATCACCATCGCTGACTATATTAACGGTTGCGCTCGTATCGGCAACGCTTAAATCATACTCTCCTGTGCTAGTATCAAATTTTAAATAGTTATGTTCGTCTGATGATCCAAGATACTTTATTCTCAAGGCAACGAATCTCGTTGCCCGTGGCGTTGAATCCTTTTTAATATATATTGATGCCGTATAATTCTGCTTAGCGTCAAAGCTTGATATATCTTGTCTTATTCGTTCCTGTTCTGTTACTGCATCATCATCTTCGATAGTAGATGCTGTTAATGTACCATCAGGCGCTATATCAGTATTTGCGGTTATTATTGGAGTACCCATCTTTACCCAGTCCGCATGATCAAACTGCTCTGAATAGGCAAGCATATTAGTAATTTCAAACGGATATCCAAAAACCCTTGCCAGCGCCCCGCCTTCTGTCAGTGTTTCATCACCTAAACCATGCAAAGCATCATCAGGGCCATCACCATTCACATCAGTTTCTGATTCATCTGCCATCATAAAATAGTCTGAAGTGGTGGCCATTTGCAAAATTAATTCAATGCCAGCGGCTTTTACATTATCCATGGCTTCGCGTGTATCAGAATCAATGGTGAATGATTCTGGATCGGTATCGTCATGCGCTGTCAGCTGAACACCGGCTGGATATATTTCTTGCAATATCATTGAATCGGGATTGAGAAGGAAATTGAATATTTCAATCAGGTGTTCAGGTTCGCCGGATTTTTGAAGTTGTGAGGTGGCAGAGAAAAGCCGCGCCCGGTATGAATCGTCTGTTTCGCCAACCGTCCGGGCCGTGTCAAGGATGGTACCAAGGTTATCGAGTTGCAGGCCGGTGGCGGTTGATAGCGCCCGATTGTTCAGCAAGTCGAACAGGACGGTTTCAATACCCTGGGCGCGTTCACCTATTTTGCCGATCAAGGCCTGTAATTTAGTAGCGCCGATAAACTGACTTGGTAACCTGGCCTGAGCCGCTGCGGCGTGGTCTGTGATTTGCTTTATCGTCATACCGTGGCCACTGTGATCCGGGAACTATCCCAAGATGATATTTGCGTATCATTGATCGTGATGTTGTTATCGAGTGTCGGGCTGGCGGCTGTACCTATCCGGATCACAACATTTAGAATACCCGGTACATCTTTAAATGACCCGTAAATATAAGGCTCTACCACTACATCCTGACCGATAGTGAGTGTGTTTCCGTAAGCCAAAAGCCTGTTTTCGACTTCTGAAACGCCCGGAAAATCGGCGTTTACAGTCAAGTCCACCTCTATATATATAGGTACGGCCGCTGGCCGGCTGAATTTACTGGTGTGATCAATGCCCTGGCTGTCGGTGACGGTGCCGGAAATGGTGCCGTAAGGTTCAATTCCTGCGGCCTTTTTATCCCATACTTTTTCAAGGATATCGGCATCAACACCACCGACCACCAGGCATTCAATCGAGTATGGCGGCCGGCCGCTGCCATCTGTGGTACCCGTGGCATTCTCAAAAACCTTCGCATTTGATACCCCGGCCAGTTGCAACAGTGCGCCGCGAATAGCCTCAAGGCGTGCGGCACCAAGGCCTTGCAGTGCGGCTACTCGCCGGGTTCTGAATTCGGCATCGGTTTCGAGGTTGACACCCTTCACCGCATCCAGTTGGTTTTCGACGCGATCAAGGCCTGAAATAGTATTGACGATCACGTTCAGGGTACCGGCCAGAGCCTGTATTGGTCCGGTGTTTACGGCTTCAGCGGTAACGGCTGTGGCCGGGTCACCCACTATCGTACCGGTTGCAGGGCTGACCGGTGTGCCGGATATGACATAGGTAAACGTATCAACCGTGGGTACCGTGGCAATCGTCACCAGCCCGTTATATTCAGGCTGCACAGCACCGGTGATAAACATACGCCGGCCGACTGCAAAACCGTGAGCAACAGACGTGGCGGTAACCGTGGTACCGGATCGGGTAAGGCTGGAAATAGTGATTTGACTGCCGGTAAGGGTGGCGTTCGCTGTGGTCTGAAATTGGTCTTCAGCATCCTGTACCGCAAACAAGGCACCGGTTGAAATCAATGTGCTGGCGGTACCGGCCAGGTACAGTGTCACCGTGGATCGGGTGGCCGGGTTTCTTGAAATGGCCGTGATCTCTGTTACGCGATCCAGTGAAATATCACTGGCTGAATTCGGATAACTGGCGTTATAGATCGCTTCCATTAATTCCCACAATAAGGTTTCACGCTCTGCCTGTGCGCCGATAATTTTTCCAAATTGGGTATCAGGACTGGTTTTTATACCGGCGCCGAAAACAGTACGGTAATCAGCTTCAATTTCTGATTTGATATCGGTCAATCGTTTTGGGTTAAAACCCTGCGCTGTCACACCAAACGTCATACGGTTACCACTCCAGTTTCCGTTTCACCATTCACTGATATTTTAAATTTAATAGTCATTGCTCTTGTCAGGTTATCCAAGTCAATATCAAAACTTTCAAAAACAGCATCAGGTTCAGACTTCAAAGCTTCGCGCTTCAGTATTGTATAAATGAATGTTGAATTCGGGTTCTTTACCAGAATGTCTTTTCGGTAATCAACACCGTATTTCAAATCTAAAAACCATTCACCTAAAAAGGTCTGAAATCGATCGCGTACATGCTGTGCCGATTCACTCACGCCGGTTACCAGAACAAGATCGCCCTTGGTAACCACTAAATCATTATCGTACTGAATATCCATGTCAAACTTTTATGTTTCCGAGTTTGGTTATAACATTGTTTGAATTTGTGATAATAGTATTGACTTGGGTTGCGATAGTTGCAAATAAAGCTGCGTTGTTTGGTGGTCCAGAAATGACGCCAGACGTTGTAACAGTGATTGCCTGAATCTGTGTCAGGGTGTCATTCAGCTGAGTAGCGGCGTTCATCAATTCTGTGAAGGCATCGTGTGCAAGCTGTAGAAGTTCGTCTGTGCCGTTGCCAATCGTGATTTTTGTTCCTGATAGAACTTGTATTTCAAGCGCGCCGGGGTTCTTCGCATTCCACGGTTTACCTTCCGAGTATCCGCCAGGGATCGCGTAGGCGTCTGACAAGTGGTGAATTCGTGTTGATAACGGATCTTTTGCCTCACCATTGCCGCCGATCCAGTTCTCAAGGTCGCGATCAGAAAAAACTAAGGTGACGATATCGCCTACCGCTATCGGTATCCGGATCAGCGCCTTGCCGGACCTAGGAAACACCACCGGTACCCGGTCGATAATCGGTAACAACACTGATTTGTTCCGTTTGTATGGTTTGCGCTTTATCAGCGGCTGTACCGATGCGAGGTGCGTATCTGGATTATAGCCTTCAATTTTAGCTGGCAGACAAACCCGGGTTTCCGCCAAAGCTTCTGTTATCATAACCTTGATCAGTTTTTCTACCATCAGAAATTACCCTCAACCAAACCGGTATAGGCTGCTTCAATCTCAGTAAACCAATCATCTGATCGGGTATCTCCAACATGCTTGATTCGCTTCACATAGTATTCAGGGGCAAGACTGGGATTATTCTGAATAGAGCTATTGATACTGACTGACTCAACATAGATCCGTTGCAATATCCGTATTGAAGGGCGCAACAGTGCGCGAAACACGACACCATAACGAAGTATTTGCGGCGTTCCTATCATACCGCCAGTCGGTTTGAATGTGTTCAGATTATTGCGTGCCGTCTGCTGGTCCCTGGGTGAATCCTTTTTGTAAATCAAACACTGGTCATGTTCTTCAATCGTAAACTCAAGATTGTATCTGGATAAAAAGGATTGAATTTCATCAATCGCCAGGGCGCTTGCACTAAAGCTGGTCAGGAATTTATTCTGAAGCGCCTGATTTGCATCATCTGTGTACTTGATATCCATATTCAAAGGCGCCAGCAAATCTTCAGCGATCTTTTTTGCGGGTGTTTTGGTGGCGTAACTAACCTGGGTAAATCCTTTGTGAGCCGCTTCCAATCCACTTTTTATTACCATTTCCGTGATCCAGTCTGGTCCTACACGGTAATTTCTGGACTCGAGCAAGGTGCCGGATATAATTTGCACCAGTTCATTTTGATAGCCGACATACAGCGTGACCTTGATCGGTTTTACCAGTTCGTCACCGAATGGAATAGTTCTGGCAGCAGCCTTGCGTGTTGTTTCATTCAAATTGAATACATGAATTGTACCGCTATTGAAAGTCTCGCCGTCGTTTTTATCCACATCAAACTGAATACGAAGGTCCTCAATATCTCTGATATTTTCTCCTTCAAACTCTATACGGGCGCCACGGTTAAATAGCATCGGTATACTTCATCAAGATAGTTGACCCAAAATCGACGGTATCCGGATCGCGGTACAGCCCTTTTGTGTCTTGAATAAAAAGCGCGCCTTGTGGTGCGTCCTCAATGTGTCGAAATTGAGATAGAAGATCATCTGAATGCACCAACTTGAGACCTGAAACCAGTATCACGGTTTCCCTGGCTATCGTCAGAAACCAGTGTTGGTCACGTATATTGTAATAAAATGACAGACTGTAATATTTTCCATCCAGCTCAATAGTTTGTTTGAAAGCCTCAACACCTGACCGAACTGGAATCGTGTATGTTGCCATCATGCCACCTTCTGAACATAGCCATTATCAACCGGATCAAGGCCGGTATGCTGAAGTTCAGCCACTATCCGATCCCGGTTTGTTTGCGTGTTATCGCCAACAATAAGAATTTCACGAAGGCGCATATTAAATCGTAATGACTGACCATCTGGCGCTGTCCTGGGTACCGACAGATTTTGAAGAACCATTGATTCATAATCACCAATACCGGTAACCACTGAGAAGGGTTCGCGTTTGGTTTGTAGTTGCACCAATTCCCGATAGGCATCAATTGACTGTGCCAGTTTTGGTACACCTAGAAAAGCAATTGCCGCATCTGATACCCTGGCAACAAGGTTCAAAACAACAGGCAATAGGATAATATGATCGCTGTATACAGTCCCATCTTCCACCGGGTTATCCGTGATCACGGATTCATAAACGTGATCTTCATCTAATGTCACATCCATGACGATCCCACCGACCTTGGTATTGATTACAAACGGTGAACCGAACGCGCTCATTTATCTGTCCTCAGTTTTTGGTATTGCCTTTGCAGCATCTTTATACTTCTGATCGAGTTTTTGCAAAACTTTATTTGCTGCGTCTTCTGAATCGTTGGTATACACCGTGAAGTTATTTGTCATATTTATCTGAGACCCGGCCGAAGGTCTGTTTGATTGTTCAAATTGACCTGTTCCAGATATGGCGTCACGTAATTGTTTGACACGATATATTGGATCAATCTGACTGGCCAGGTATACCGGATCAAAGCCTTCAAAAAATCTACCAACACCACTTTTAATTGAATCAGTATTTTTTTCAGCAAAGCCAAACCCTTTGTTCATAATTTCCAGTAATTTATTCAACTGCTGAAGGGCTGGCACAAGCAATTCATTGACCGTTTTCCCGAGCTTTTCAAATGCTTCACGGAATTCTGTCACGGTTTTTCGAGATTCCAGAATGCCTGCAGGTAATTCGGTCAGGCTTTTATCCTGCTCTGCCCGGGCCTGTTGAATAATTCTGAAGAAGGTCCGCATTCTGTTCTGAATAGCAATGCGACCACCGGGTTCATTTGGATCAAGTACCTGATTTTGAAATTCCAGTAACTGTTTTCGGAATACATCGATACCCGGGATATTCAATAATGAACCAAAATCACCACCACGAACGCCGCTCTGAAGTTGTTCAAATATTGAATTGACATTCTGGCCAGTCAGGGCGCTTTGCTTTGCGGCGAAGTCCCAAAACTTTGAAAAATCTTCCATCTGTTTCTGGCCGCGGCCGAATGTCTGAAAGAATTTACCGGCCGCCAGGTCAAAATCCTTTCTGATAATCAGATCACCGGCGCCTTCACGTAATTTATTAATATCTTTTTGAGTCTGGAAAAATTGCTGACGCAGTTTTGTGAAGTCGGTACCAACAAACCGCCTGAGATTGAATTCAGCCTGTTTGGCGTTCTGACCAACATCAAACAGTTCCTTTGCGCCAAGACCGACACCCAACAAACCAAGAAAGCGTCCAAGTCCCTTACGCATTCCGGCAAGTTTATTATTGTATTTAGCTATCCCGCTTTCATCGGTTTCAAATGAAAAACGGGTTACAAGGTCACGAAGGATCATGATTCACACTCTTGATTGTTGTCTCTATCAAGTAGTTTAGGTCAATCAACTCTTGAAGTGATAATGTAGTTTTTACCTCTGTCATGGTTGTGTAACGCATGATCAGAGGTAATTCTATCAGGGGGTGGATACCGGCTGAGGGGTAGAAAACAAGGCTTTCAAAGGTTCCTGTACTCTTTTTTTTAGTACCTCGATGAAATTATTCAGTTCGATGATAGCGATCAAAAGGTCAATCAGGTGATCCAAGTTACCCGCAAACGCCACATTGAATTCATCATCACCGAAATTATCTGGTCTGACGATACTGTCAATCACCATTTTTTTAATCAGTATCGGCGTTTCCTTTGCGTCAAACCGATCAATGAGACCTGAAACAATCTTGCCTGGGTTGATTGGCGTCCTCATTAAATCATCTGTGTATGTACTTCCCACACCGTCTGACATGCCGGCAATAATTTTTGACAGGTGAATAGCCACGGTCAGTGCTTCAGTCGCGGGTAACTGCTGGATCACAAACCGGGTTTCACCAAAACTGATATCTTTTTGCTTCATTACGCGGCGCCGCCGACGAAGTTCTGAAGGTTATTTGTTTCAATTACCCATACCCGGGTACCCACTGATTTATTATATCCAGCTGTTGGAATCTTCTTGATCCATGCTTGGGCCGCAATATGCAGATCATTTCCTCGGGTATCTTTTACCATAACAGGAAAAACACCAGTGCCGGAAAATTCATCGGCTTTATATAGTGCTGACAAAACCGCATTTGATTTGCTGGTTTGCTGCAGGGTAATAGTGATGGCGCCGCGCTTGTCGTTATTGATTACCCTGCAAACATCACCATTTGCGCCGGCTTCAGACGTGACACCATCTGCTGTACGCTCAACAGTCACCTTTTCATCAGCAAAGCCGGCGATAATTAAGCCAGACACAATTACTTCAATGTCTTTTGGATCATACGTTTCTAAACTCATTGAAATTTCCTCTTATTATATCGCTGCATTAACCGTGATATTCAGGCTGTGTACTGCACCGGCCATCTGTGCTTGAACGGTAATACCTTTGACGGTTCGCGCCGCCCGGTCAGCCGTTAATTGTGTGGCCACCTTGGGAATTGTGATCCGGTAGAAGTCTCCAGAACCATCCAAAATAGGGCCAAGTATTCCGTTGGTTACAGCCAGGTCAAGCACTTTGGCTATATCACCTTCAAAAATTGCCATACCGGCATCTGAATAAGGTACTTTCGGGGTATTCAAAACACGGTTTGCGATTTCTTCAGCGATCCGCGCTTCTATCCAATCAATACCTCTTTGAATGTCGATAAACCGGCCTGACGCCATATTGCCTTCATGGGTATGGCCGACGCCGGCAAGAGGGGTATACAGATTTGCATTCTTAGCAAGCGCGTTTGCTTCCTCGGTAGGGGTCAATATTGTCTTTGGTACGGGTACTACGCCTGCTAGAGCTTTAAACTTCCAAGTTTCTGACCCTGGGTCACTGGGTAACATGTAACCAGACCACGCGCATTCAGGGAAAGTGTACCTGGCAAAGTAATTAACCGTAACTGGACCAGCTTCGTCAACCGCTGTGGTGGCCACTGTATAGGTGCCGGATGTTGGTACGCTGGCCACTGTGTTATTCCCGTCGATACTGGCGCCGGTTGACCCGCTGAACGTGATCGGGTCACCCACGTTCAAGCCGTGTGCCGCCTGGGTAATGGTGGCCACACCACTGGTTACCGTATAGGCCGCGCCGGTCACATCCACACCGGCTTGATGATGCCATTCGTATAGCGTCCGGTTATACCCGGCCAGATTCAACAGGCTGGCCACATCGGTTGCCACACCGGAATCCAGTACGTCCACATCCTCAGAGCTGGCGGCAAATATCTTGGTTCTGGCTTCGGTCCATGCGGCGATCTCAACGATTTCAGCACTCAATTTGTAATCGGTCAGAACACAGTAAAAATCAGAATCTTCCGCTTCAATCGCGTTCAGTGCCGCAGTATGGCTGGCATCACCCACATCACGCCGACCAACTTTAATCTTGGTGGGCGCCCGCTTCTGGCTAA